TATCATGGCTCCGATCAGTCCGACCGGCTCTCTCTGGCGATCCGATTATGTGCAGAGTTCGACCAGCACATTTGTCGAGAATGGTACCCCTATGTCGTTCACCTGGTCATCCTGCATGTTGCCGGATACGAACCAAATGAGCGAGAATGCCATGATTGAGACTACGATCTACATGGCTCAGGCCCCCGGTGGGGTCTATGCGGTCTATTCGGCAGACCCGGCGGGATCTGTCATCCAGTCCACCACCGTCACTAATGTGTCCACTGTCAGCCAATGGGGGCAGTTTCAGTGGGGACATGCCCTCTGGGGTGGAGCGGCAAGCCCACTGTTTCCTCGCCGCATCCCGTGGCCTGCCCCTGTTGTATTCAGGCGTCTTCAGGTTGCGGTTGTCGGAACATCATCTTCATTCGTCCGCATTGGGGCCATGCACCTGAGATACGAGAAGCTGGGATATCTCCAGCAAGGAGATGCTGCATGAAGAAGATCCTCGCGCTGATCGCTTGCCTAATTTCCACGCCATCTCTGGCGGGCGTTGCGTGTTCTCTGCCGTTCCAACTGCAGAACAACACGGTCGCCGACGCCACCCAGGTCATGGCGAACTACAATGCACTTGTGACGTGCCTCGGAAATGCAGCTACGGCTGGGGCAAACAACGACATCACATCATTGACCGCCCTTTCTACTCCGCTCACCCCGACACAAGGCGGAACACAAATCTCGGTCGGCGGAACTTCGACGGGATCGGGAAACGCCCAAGTTGTGTCTCCTGTCGTCCCTTCCACTTTTATTCTGACGGTAGGTCGTCAGGTGACGTTCGTTGCTGGTTTCAGCAATACGGGGGCGACAACGCTTAACGTAGCAGGATCAGGTGCGGTGAATCTTGTTCGTAGGACTCAACTTGGCAATGGCTCTTTGGTTGGTGGCGAGATCATCGGGGGTGAAGTTGTTACCGTCGTATTTGATGGTGCAAGCTATGTTCTGACATCAGCTGCACGCGATATCGTTGGGCAGATCAGTGATTATGCGGGAGGATCCGCTCCAGCGGGTTGGCTTTTCCTAGATGGGTCGTGTCAAGTACGCGCCACCTATCCTTTGTTATTTGCAGCCATAGGGACGACATACGACCCGACCGGGTCGACCTGCGACAGCGCGCACTTTGCCCTTCCGGATGGACGCGGCCGGGTGCTGGTCGGCCAAGACACCACTGGGGCGAGGATCACAGGCGCTGGGTCAGGCTGTAACGGAGCGGCTCTTGGTGGTGCAGGATGCGGCGCACAGAATGTGACGATTTCTCAGGCAAATCTCCCAAACTACGCCCTTCCAGTTACAGACCCTGGTCATGTACATAATTTTAACACTAGTTCGCATGGATCAAATATAAGCAGCGTTGCATTGATTTTTAATTCCGGCGGAACACTTGTTGGGGCGGGCGGTTCGGCGATTGGTGATTCACTTGGTATCGCCTCCGCTACAACGGGCATCAGTGTCGCGTCTGGGGGGAGCGGAACGCCTTCTCCCAACTTGCCGCCCCTACAGATCGTTCTCAAAATAATAAAGCTATAGGTTGTAAATATGATTGATAGATCGTTCAGAGAGTCATTGATAGATGGAGACGACCTCCGAGAGACATTCCATTACGACCAGAATACGGGAAATTTCTACGTCAAAAAACGTCGCAGAGGAATGAAGAAGCCTGTAGGCGGCATCGCCACAACTCAACTCCCAAATGGATATTTAAGACTGTCTTTCTTGGCTCAGGGATTTATGGCCCACCGCATTGCGTGGTTCTTCGTTCATGGGAGATTCCCGGCTCATGATATCGACCACATCAATGGAAATCCATCCGACAATCGGATTGCAAACCTCCGGGAGGCCACGCGCGGCCAAAATCTTCACAACAGTAAACTGGACAAGAAAAATACCACCGGATTCAAGGGCGTTAGGCGCCACTATGCCGTTCCTGGCAAGCCCTACTTTGCCTCGATCAACGTCAATCGAAAACAGGTCTTTCTGGGTCTATTCTCTACAAAAGAGGCCGCTGCTGCAGCCTACGATGTTGCGGCCGTGCAGCATCTTGGAGAATTTGCGAGAACAAACGCCAATCTGAGAGGAACTTGAGTTTCAATGCGTTAGGACGTAGTGTTCAACCGGGATGTGAGGCATCCCTCGGAGGGTGACATGCTCAAGAAGCTTCTGGCGGCATCCGCGGCCGTTCTTGTCGCCGGATCAACCGCATATGCGGCACAGATCCCGCTAATTACAGGCGCTCAGGACCCGTCGCAACTCAATGCGACGATCAATAGCGTCATTCAGTCGGTCAATGCCGCCACTGGACTCTCCGGATATGTCAGTGGCTTGCCGTTGGCGACCACGGGAACGACCATCCAAACGCTTGGGTCCACGACCTTGCCGGCTGGCCTGCTCAAGACGATCGGGCAGGGTGTTCGCATCATCTGCTACGGCAACGGAACGGCGACCGGGACCAACACCCTGACGGTTCAGGTGGGTACCGCGACGGCCTACGCTGTTGCAGGCGCAGGTACGACAGCGGGGGTCTATCAGGCCACGGTGACGGTCTACAAATCTGGGGCAAACACCCAGCAGATTCTCTCGTCGGGCTCCTTCAACACCACGCAGGTGTTGCCGACCATCATTTCGGCCACGCAGACCGACACTGCGGCGATCACCATCACCTGTTCGGGAACGTCGACCACCTCCACGAACTTCACTCTTGACGGCATGTTCGTCACAACCCTGCAATAGGAGGCACTCATGACCACGTTCTCTGTTGCTCCCCAGTCTGTTGCCGTCCCCGGTTGGTACCGGCTCGAGTTCTCGGTTGATCCTGCCGACTATGCCAAGTGCATAGTCCGGGTGTTCGCGGCCGGCGCTCCGGACAAGCCTCCCGAGCATCCGAACGATCACATGGAGGCAGTTTTCGCCCGCAATGGCATGTTGGTGGGCTCCCGGATGGTGGATGCGGAGGTCGAGGCGGAGGCTGCAGAGCGTGCCGCAGCCGAGCGTCGTCTCGCGTCTGTCCCGGCAACGGCGGTCAGCGACGAGGACCGCAAGGCGCAGGAGGCCGAAAAGGCAAAGCAGCTAGAGGCCGACAAGGCGCTGCTGGCTGCCGAGCCGAAGGTCTCCAAGTATGAGGTCCCCGCTTCTGAACCAAAGCCGGAACCGGAGCCCGCTCCGGAAACGATGTTCCCTCCTGCCCCGGCTCCTCTCAGCCCGAAGACGGGAGCTCCCGCATGAAGAACCATTCGCCTTCGGGCAAGAATCAGCGCCCGGACACGTCGATCCATCAGAAGGGGATGCACAACAAGTCCCCGTCGGCGGTCGAGCCGCATCCCAAGGGGAGATCGGTGAATGCCGAACCGACCCGCTCCAAAGTCGGCGCCCCGGCTCCTACGATCGGCCCCCGCGCGGCTTGAGTTTGCCTGGGAGGATTTCTCGGCGGTTGTCAGGGAAGTCCTTCCAATGTTCGTGAGCCACTGGAGGGAGGTTGCGATCAACCAGGATCGCGTTCCTCTGGATGTGGATGTGCCGCGGCTGCTTCAGTACGAGCGGATGGGATGCCTCGGCATTGTCACGGCCCGAGATGGCAAGAGGATCGTGGGGTACGTCGTGGTCCTGATGGGGCCACATCTGCACCACGCCTCTACCAAGTGGGGTCAGTTCGACGGGTTCTGGCTGGAGCCCGGCTGGCGAACTGGTCTGGTGGGCTATCGTCTGCTGCAAAACGCGGTCAGAATGGCGAAGGAAAAGGGCATCCAAGTCCTGACGGTCCCTGTCAAGACGAACTTCGCCAACGGCCGGGTGATGAAACTGTTCGAGCGGCTGGGTTTTGTGGCCGAGGACGTGCTTTATAGCAAGGTGCTGTGATGGGAAGCCTATTCAACCCTCCGGCTGCGAACGTCCCGACGCCGCAGATCAACTCCTATCAACCGACCGGCTTCGGCCAGGCCGAGAGCGGCGCGCTTGGCGGGATCGGAAACCTCGGGCAGTTCAACCAGTACCCCAATCTCTATCCGCAGTATGCCGGAACTGCTCAAGGGCTTTACAACGACCCGAACGCGCAGGGATTCCAGCAGGGGGCGGGGACGGCCTCCCAGTTGGGCCAGAACGCGGCGATGGGGGCCTATGGGGCCGGTCAGGGACTGATGGGGCTGGGCGGGCAATTGGCCCAGACCGGTTTTGACCCACAGAACGCACTCTACAATCGGACAGTTCAGCAGTTACAGGACCAGACCAGGGCCGGCGAGGGGGCGCGAGGGATTGCCAACACGCCGTATGGAGCGGGGCTTGAAAACCAGGCCATGTCCAACTTCAACATCGACTGGCAGAACCAGCAACTCCAGCGGCAGCTTCAAGGAGCGCAGGGCGCTGGTCAGTTGATCGGCCAGGGGGCTGGATTGCAGGCCGGGGCGCCTGGCGCTTACTACGGGGCTTCTGCGCTGCCTTACCAGACCTCCCAGGGGATTGGGCAAGGTCAGCTTGGTGCGCTGGGCCAGCAGGGCCAGTTTGGGGCGCAGGGCGCGCAGATCCCGCAGCAGCAGATTCAGGACT